GTACATCTTTTTCTTCAAGCATGGGATTTCCTCAGTTTTTGATCCGGTGGGATTATGGGTGCCGCCGGGCTGAGGAAGCCCGTTATTTCTTTGAGACCGCGGAGTGGGGCGGTGCTCATCGGCTGCGAAGTGGTGCGGCCGAGTACTGCAAGAGAAAATCAGGATTTGTGCACTTGACTACCTACACCCGAACAAAACGTGTGCCTTCTGCATCCACCGGTAGGAGCGTAGGAAAATGAAGTGTACGACCCTTCATCGCAGCATGATTTCTGCGGTCCGCTAATCTTGGATGTCCGAGTGATTAGTTTTTCCACGTCAATATCCTCTGAGGTAGTCAAGTAAACAAATGCTGAAAAAATATCTGACGGCGATCGCCTCGTAACTCGCCGCCAGATGGAGGAACTCTATGCCGGCACCAGGTAGGCCGGGTGTCGTTGACGACGAACGCGCTGATTGCGGGCGCGTCGCCGACCTGGAAGCAGGTGGTCTCGTCGAACTCGACAGCCCACATGACCTTGTCTTCCGTGTTGGTGAGTTTGTTCGCCTTGACGTGCACAGCCGGGAAGTTGAACCCGAACTGAAACGTCAGAGCCGGATTGGTGGCGATCGAGATGGAGAGAAGCTCCGCCGTCTCGAACCAGCCGTTGATGTCGTCGGTAGAGTCGGCCGCGATAGTGAAGCTGAGCGCGATCTTCGCCTGGCCGCTGGCCACGCTCTTCGCGGTGAGCCCATCGCCCGAAGACTTGAACGGAGTCGCCTGGCGATCGAGCTTGATCGAAAGACTCTTCTGCCGGCCGGAGAACGGAGTGGCAGCGCCGCCCGAAGGCGTAATGGTGATGGAGACATCGGAGCCGAGCGCATAGATCGCGGCGACGAGCGCGGGGAGCGCGGCGATCATCGCGCCTGGAACCCAGCGGCCGGTGCCGACGCAATCGGCCGAGACCATCACGGATCCGCGCTCCGGAACATCGAGCGAGAAATTCGCCACTGCGAGATCCGGCACCTTGAACTTCACATCCTCGGTCTCTTCGACATAGACCGTGGTGCAAGGCATGGTCGCGGAGATGTTCGGCACCGTGAAGGTATGGGTGAAGGGAGCGGCGACGCCGGTGACCGTCTCCTGGCCGAAGCAGAAGGCCAGAACCCAGCCCAGAAACTGGAAATCGGCCTCGCTCTTCAGCGTGGCCTTGATGTCCCAGGCAGTGACGTTGTCGCTGGTCGCGAACTCGCTGCCCTTGCCGACGGCGGCATAGTCGGATCGGCGTGACGGCGTCTTCTCAAAGACGGAGGAGGGATCGAAGCGCTGGCGGATGGTAAGGCCAGCTTCGGCGAGGATGCCGCCGTAGGAGATCTGCGACTTCGGACTCAGCACCAGGTTGCGTGAAGCTTGTTTCTGCATCGAAAACGGCATGGACGTTCTCCTCTAAAGAACCTTGACAGAAGGTATTGTGTTTGAAGATTCAGTCTTGACTACTGCTGCTGCGGGTGCTGGTGCTGTGGGAACTGCAGGAGCCGGCGCTGCAGGCACCTGCGCGAGCTCGAACAACTTCTTTCCATCGGGCGCGACCTGGCGGCTGAGCACGCCGCTCCACTCATAGCTGCGCTCGACGCGCTGCGGTACGCCAGCTTTGAAGGTGAAGGACCGGCGGCCGTTCGAGACCGTGATCGGGCCGCCCTTCGCGGCATCGACGCCATCCTTCGACAACTGCACCATCACAAAATCTTCACCTGCCATCAGTCGCCTCCAAGGGGATACGCGTTGTCGCCTGGGAACTGCGCCAGGCCGGGGACTTCAAAGGCGACACCATAAGCCATGCCAACGCCGACGGTCGGCACCGGCTCCATCGCGATATAAGTAATCGGCGCGGAGATATCGCCGTCCGAGAGAACGATCCTCGCGCCAGCCAGAACGCGCTTGACGATCGTCGCCAGCTTGAGCGATGCCTCGGCCTGGTTGGCGCTACTTCCGCTCAGGTCCTGGTTCGCGACGAGGATGAGGAAGCGATAAAGCGAGTCGTAGCTTCGGCGCTGGCTGTCGCTGGTCGAGAGCGCCGCTTCGCCGGCATACATGACACGCGCGGAAGGCGGCTCCATGATGATCTCGCCCTGATCGTTGAAGTCTTTATCGGCGATCTTCGCCACGTCGACGCCGTCGAGTTGATTGGTAAGCAGAGTGGTGAGTGAGTCCCACGCCTGCTCGGCTTTGAACTCGCCCTGGATGCCGACTGGTGCGCTCATGCGACACCTCTAGAGGCCAATGTCATCTGGTGCTTGTCTGCGGCGTTTTTGGCTGCGAAGACACGATCGGCATCGGCTTCTGACAACATTGAGCTAGCGCGACGGATCTTCTCTTCACGCGTAAACGTGTTCCACTCTGCAGTGGCGTAGGCATCTATGACATTCGCATCGTGCTGACTAACGCTCATGCGACACCAACCCTTCCAATGCGAACAGTCTTGCCGCCGAGGTAGGCTTCGATGCCGGAGACGATACGCTGCGGATCTTCCGGCCGGATGACGAGGAACGGACGCGCCGGAATGTTCTGGTGGCGATCGTGCGCGCGGACGTTGTACCTGGTGGCGTTGTCCGGTCCCTGGGCGCGAACGCGAACATTCATCTGGCGGCCGTTCTTCGCGGTGCGCAGCTCCTTCCCATAGACACGGAAGGCGCGGATGCGGTGAGCTTCGAAGGCGCTGACATGCACGGCGCGATCGGCGAGCTTCGCCTGGGCCCCGACGCTGCCGCCGCGCCGATCGGCCGAGCCTTCCTGCTGCACGCGCGCATAGACGACATTGGTGCCGATGGTCAGCGCGTCGCCATCAATCGCGCCATTGATCGAACCGAAGAGCCTTCCCCTGAGGACCAGCAACTTGTGCAGGCCGCGATAGGCTTTCTTCTTCAGTGTAGAAAGCGCCAGCGCAGGCCATGAGCCAGCCGGAGATCCTTCTTCACGGAAGGTGCGCGCTACCGATGCCATCATCAACGTTTTCGCGATGTTAAGCATGGCCGACTTGTCGGCGACACCGGCGCGGAACTCTCCGAGCCCGATGCGCACTTCCCGATCGTCGACGCGTGCAGTGATTGGCATTACACAAACCCGTGAATATCTTTGTCGGTGAAGCGGCGGTTATCTTTCGAAGGCGTGACTGCCTCGGCCGAGACGGATTGCGGAGCTGCGGCGCTGACTGGTTGATCGAGCACCGCCTTCCCGGTGGCAACATCCTTCAGCAGCGACATCGCGTCGTCATACCGCGCCCGCACCGTGTCCGACATCTGCTGCGGCCGGCGCGACCACAAGAGGTACACAGCGACGTCGCGAGTGATGGTGGTGACAGTGTCGCTCTGCTGCAGCGGCGTGACGTACCGGCTGCGGCAGTAGCTGTCCACCCGGCCGCTGGCCTCCTCCAGGGCAGCCGCGACGGTAGGACCGTCAGGCGAGCCTGTTTTGGCATCGTCCGTGAGCTGAGTGAGCTGCACGAGCGTCATGCGCTGGAGGAGATCGGCTTGGGTGGCGTAGGCCATTACTCAGTGACGTCCTGGGGAGCTGCGGCGGGAACGAGCTTCGGAGAGATTGATCCGGCTGCGAGGAGATGCACGGCCTCGGACGGAAGGAGATCGATCTGTTCGCCCTTATAGAAGCGATCGCCATTGTGGCGAACGGTGACATTGCAGATATAGACGGAGGTGGTTTCGTTGACGGGTGCTGCTTTTTTCTTTGCCACGGTGAGTCTCCAATCAGGTTCGGGATGAAAGAACGCCCAGGCCAACGACCTGGGCGTCCTCTACTGGTGACGCCTGCTGCTGCTATTCGGCTGCGACGACGTTGGTGAGGGTGAAGAGCGTCTCCTGGCCAGTGACCTTGATGTCGTAGATCATGTCGACGGAGACCAGGTCGCGCTTCGCGCTGAGGTACGGATCGGGGAAGTCCAGCACTTCATAGCCGTCGACGCTGATGTCTTCCTGGCTGGAGACCGGCGTGTTATAGCAAAGCACGCCCATCTGCTCCCAGACGAAGGAAGGAACATCGTTGCCGTCGACCACCAGAGCGCCACCGCGAACCACCTTGATCTGCAGCGCGGCCGAGATCTGGTCGAGCGACAGGTTGCCAGTAGGATTGGTGAACTTGAAGCGGTCGATGAGGTCCGGGTGATTGGTGAGAGCCTTGATGACGTCAGGTCCAAGGATCAGCATGTTGGCTTCGACGCCAGACTTCGAAACCGTGAACTTCGCGTCTGCTACGTCGGTGATGGGATGCGAGACGCCGGTGTAGTCGCTCCACTGCGTTGTTCCGGTGGCGAATGCCTCGGTGTTGGTGACGCCGGCCGAGATAAGAGTTTTGAGAGCGATCTCGCGATCCAGCTGGATGCCACCCATCAGCCGGCTGGTCGCAGCCTGCTTCAGGTTGAAGTTCAGCAGCGCGGCATTCTCGCCGGCTTCACGGGTGATCGGAGCTTCGAGCGCATGCGAGTCGCAGAAGAACTTGTCGGTCGAGTAGGTCATGCGGATCTGCGACGGCCGCTGTCCAGGCAGACGCAGCGTCGGAACATGGCGCTGGCCGGCTCGATCGGTGATGAGGTACTGGAAGGATCGCTGGGCCACCGGAACGCGCGGAGCCAGGATGTCGCCGACGAAGTCCGTCGAAAGCGGAAACTGCTTCGCATACTGCGAGAGCGCGACGTTGAGGGTTCCGAGTCCAGCCGCAGGAGCGAAGGCTCCCATAGCGAGGACTGCGCCGAGCGCGTGGCCGTGAAAGAGCATGGCGACGGCAACGAACAGAAAGAGCACATTCAGCCAGCGGTGGAGCGTTTTGAATTTCATAAACTTCGGTTACCCACTTCCTCTTGAGATAAAAAACTTTGCTGAGAAACTTTTTCTTTACTTGATGAACCGGTTGAGCTGGACAACGACTTCGTCGCCCAGGGCAGCCGCGCTGGTGACGGCGCGTGCGATGACCTGATCGAGGTCGGTGACGGACGGGATGACCCGGCCTGCGGCGTCCACGATGAGATCGACATCGGCTGCGATGGCCGCGCCCGCGATCGCGATCGCTTCGCCCTGCCAGATGATCAGCAGCTCGCCGGTGTTGGCGAGATCGGACTCGGCGACGATACCGAGGCAGCGCTGGCCGGATCCGGTGGGAAGAATGACTGCGCCGTCTGCGCCGCCCTGTTTGACCGCGAGGCCGTAGGTGGTGCCTGCAGGGCCGGTGTAGGGCCGCGTCCTCTGATCGCCAATGAGTCCAACCGTGGTCTTCATCGTGTAGTGCCTTCCTGCCCTCTCGGGCGTACCTCATAAATTTGTCAGCGGATGGGGCGCTGGACGAGCCGCCCATTCACTGGGAGAAAACTAGACTGCGCCTGCGGTCGCGCCGCCGGGGATCGCCAGCTCGGGCCGGGTGACCAGCACCAGCTGCATCGCTTCGCCGAAGCTGATCTTGTCCTTGGTGACCAACTCCTGGGCAAGGTTCGCGAGGGTGACGGAGTTATGATCGGCCTTGTGATCGGCCTCGCTGAACTTCACCGCGCCAGCTGCGGGCTTCGTGACAGTGCCGGAGAAGATGTCCGCCCCTGCAGGAACGATCTTGCCGAGCGACTCCATGAAGGAGACCAGCGTGTCCAGCGGCGTCAGCTTCTTCTTCGCATCGCCCTCGCCGAACTCAACCGTCTCAGTGGCCTTCGCCAATTCGCTGAAGACAACGCCGAGGCCCATCTTGTCGAACGCGGGAACCCAGCGGCCGGAGGCTTTCACCTTGGCGATCGCGGCGGTGGCGCGTGCGGTGGTCTCGGTGGTGACGAGCTGCTTGTCGCGCTCGGAAAATTGTGTGGACTGCACGTCGAGCTTGTCCTGGAGCGGCTTGACGGCTGCGGTGACAGCAGCGGTAACCGCCTCACCAGCAATGCGCTTCACATCGGCTTCGCTGAAGGCTACAGCGGTGGAAGGTGTCTTGGTTCCAAACTTCTCGTCATACCACGCCTTGAAGGACGCGAAGACGCTATCCTGATTCTCGTTTGTCATAAGATTCTCCTGGAAATCAACTTCAACTGCCGGCGTGCTGCTTTGTTCGAATTTGCAATCCGCCAAACCTTTTACCTCTGGGGGCTGCGCGCCCAGAAAGGCAATGTGACGTAGCCCGGTAATCTGCCCCGTGGCCTGATCTCTATAGAACGAAGCCGAGCGCTTTTTGAAGCGGCCGGCCTCTACCATCTCTTCAAATTGGGGTTCCACCTGGCGCGGCTGGAACTGCAACACATTTCCCTGACGTCGCAGCGCACCGACCCAACCATAAGCCGGCGCATCCGACTCCGGATGTCCGACACAGACAGGAGCTTCATGCTGCTCCGGTTTGTAGTTGGCGACAATGCGATCGATGTCGGCTTCCGTGAACTGGCCCTTGCTGCCATGATTGCCCGCACGGAAGGCGTCGATCCATTGATTGGTCAGTTTGCTCACAGCCTGCATCCTAAGTTGGGGTTGCGCGAACACTCTCGAAGGGTGTGCCAGCGCGCGAGCTTGCTCCTATGCGGCGACATCGAACACCTTTCCAAAGCCTGGCTGCGGCACCTTCTCCCGCGCTAAAAGCGGAAGCCTCGCCATGCCCGATTCGTCCGAACCTTCGGGCGCTTCTTCGTCGAGCAGGCCGATCACGATGCACCTGCAGTTGAATCCGTTCGGCGGATAAATCTTCAGCCACACTGGATCCTCGGCACGAGCAGCGAAGTAGTCGAGCACTGCATGCTCCGGCCTCACGCGGCCATCGCCGACGGTGAGGTAT